GAACTCGCCCATTTCGGCGGCGCAGTTCAGCATCAGCCAGTACGCCTCGGCGGTGTCCATCTCGGGTCTGGAAATGATCCAGAACTCGGGCAAGGAAGCCATCATTGACTTGCTGGATGGCCGTATGGAAGTGGCCGAAGCGCAGTTGGCGAACCGCATCAGCGGTGACCTTTACGGCGACGGCACCGGCAACTCGGGCAAGAACCTCACCGGCCTCGCGGCGGCGGTTCCCGATAGCCCGTCCACCGGCACCTACGGTGGCATCAACCGTGCCACTTGGTCGTTCTGGCGCTCGGTGTCCTACTCCGGCGTGACGAACGGCGGCGCGGCTGTCTCGGCTTCCAACATCCAGCAGTACATGGATGCGGTCGCCGTGCAGTTGATCCGTGGCACCGACAAGCCGGACTTGATCGTGGCCGACAACAACTACTACCGCTTGTATCTGCAGTCGCTGCAGAGCATCCAGCGCATCACGGACTCCGGTTCGGGCATGGCGGGTGCGGGCTTCGCGGCCCTCAAGTACTACGGCGCGGGCATGGCCTCCGACGTTGTTCTGGACGGTGGTATCGGTTCGTCCTCGTACAATTCGGGCAGCGGCAACGCCAACCATATGTGGTTCTTGAACACCAAATATTTGATGTTCCGTCCGCATAAGGATCGCAACTTCGTGCCGATTGGTGGCGAGCGTCAAGCCGTCAACCAAGATGCGATTGTGAAGTTGATCGGCTGGGCCGGTAACCTCACCTCGTCTGGCCCGCAGTTCTGCGGCGTCCTCATTGCTTAATAGGGGTTAGCAAACATGGCATATTCACTCGCAAACCTCGGTGGCATCGACTTGAACAACGCTGCTCAAGTGCAGGCCACCTCGTACTACGCCAGCACCCCGGCCTACGTCCCCAATCAGGGGCCGTTGGGCGCGGAAGTGTTTGGCTCGGACGGCAAGCGCTATGTGTTCGCGAAAGCGAACGCGACGATTAGCGCCAGCACGGCCACTTGCACCGTTAACGCCAGCACCTTCTTGGTGACGGCGACTGGCGGTTCGTACACCAGCCCGCCCGTAGACCTCGTTTCTGGGGACTATGCGTGGTTTGGCGCAACGTCGGTCTAATTGAGTCGGGGGCGGGGGTAAAACCTCGCCCCTTCCTCTAGGAGAGCAAGCATGGCAATTCCTTCTCGCGTACAGGGCGCGGGCCAGTCGGGTGGCGCAACGACCGCTATTTGCGGTGACGTTGGCAACTCGCTGACCGCTGCTGGCTCGGCTGCGGGGGACGCTCTCGCGCTTTCGGCTGTTCATAACCGCGTTTCAACGACCGCCGCCAGCACGGGTGTCAAACTCCCGCCTGCTGAAACCGGCGCAATCGTGACCGTGGCGAATGACGGCGCAAGCACGCTGACCGTTTATCCGCAGACGGGTACGACCATTGACGGGGCTTCTTCGGTGTCAATTGCCACCACGAAGCGCCGTTTGTTTGTCGGCATTAGTCCGACGGTTTGGGTTTCGATTCTCGGAGCCTAAATCGTGCCGATCCCGTCACGGGTTCTTGGTTCGGGGTTGTCGCGCCTGTCCACCGTTTCCATTTGTGGGGACGGGGCAGATGCGATTACCGCAACCGGAACCGTGGCGGGTGACGCATACCAACTGACCTTTGTTTTCAACAACGTTGGCACAGCGGCCAGCGGAACCGGCGTGAAATTACCGCAGACCGAGATGGGCGAAGTTATTTATGTCACCAACTCGGGCGCGAACACGTTAAAGGTTTATCCTTACGACACGAATTCGACCATCAACGGGACTACATCCGCGTCGGTGGCTACGAATTACACCAGCATTTTTTACGCTGTATCCAATACAAAATGGTACAGCATGACCGGCGCAAGAACTTAATCCCCACAGGAGAAAGACGATGGCCCTTGACTCTGATATTTCCGCTGCTGACGCTCAACTCCACGTTGAGTTTTTTATTGCCAAGGATGTTGAAGGATGGGACGGAAAGCCCTTCGTTCGCATCATGGCTCCCGGCGACAAAACCAACATCATTGAACAGCCCGTCCGCGAGGATCACAAAGAGCGATTCCCGCGCCAATGGCTGTACTTCCAGATGAAAAATGGCGAAGCCCAAGTTCCGGTTGTTGGTACGTCCTTGGACGATTGGCAGCGCGATAGCAAAGGCGAGGTGAGCCGCGCACAGGTCGAAGAATTGCGCATTCTCAAGTTTCAGACCGTGGAACAAGTCGCCGCGGCGTCTGATTCGCAGTTGCAGCGCATTGGCATGGGTGGCCCGGGCCTCCGTGAACGCGCCAAGAATTACTTGAGCGTTAAGCACCGTAGCGAAAGCGCGGAAGAATTGGAAAAGACGCGCAGCGAGTTGGAAACGCTCAAAGCGCAGATGGCAGAACTGATGGCCGCTCGCAAGCCGGGACGGCCACCTAAAGTAGCCGAAGGAGGCTAATCATGGGCAGCACGATGCTTCAACTCGTCCAGCAAGTTACAAACGAACTGGGCGTCCCGACTCCAAGCACGGTGGCTGGCAACGCCAACCAAGACGTTGTGCAGATTTTGGCGCTGATGAACGCCACGGGATACGAGTTGTTGCGTCGGGCTGATTGGCGCGAATTGACCAAGCAGTATACGTTTTACACCGACGCCACTACGACGACGGGAACGTGGATCAATGGCGGGTATCAAATTACCGGCATCCCTAGCACCGCTGGCTTGTCCACCAACTACCAAGTGCAAGGGATTGGCATCGGCAACGCAACGTACATTACGAGCGTTGATAGCCCAACCGCTGTAACGGTCAACCAAGCGTTTACGCAGGGACAGGTAGGGGGAACATTGACGTTCCAAAAGGTCAAGTACGACCTCCCTTCCGACTACAACAGCACCGTGCCGCGCACCCATTGGGACAAGAGCAAACGTTGGGAAATGCTTGGCCCCGAATCTGCGCAGCAATGGGAATGGCTTTTGTCGGGCTACATTAGCACCGGCCCGCGCATCCGCTGGCGGTTGCTTGGTAAGTACTTTCAGATTTGGCCCGGTGTCAACGCGGGCGAATACCTCGGATTTGAGTATCGCAGCAACGCATGGGCTGAAAGCGCATCTGGCGTAGCCAAAACCTCGTTTACGGCTGATGACGACCGTTGCATCTACCCAGATCGCCTTGTCGTATTGAGTACAAAACTCAAGTATTTTGAGGCCAAGGGCTTTGATACGACGGCGCTGTACCGCGATTACATCATGGAACTGGAAACCAGTATCGCGCAGGATACGTCGGCGGCTAACTTGTCGTTTGCCCCGCGCCCGGGTACGGTGCTGATTGGTTACGACAACATCCCGGACAGCGGGTACGGACAGTCGTAATGGCACGCCGCGCTCTCATTCAGCGTGCAGCCGCTAATGTTGCTTCGCTGCCTGCTCCCGTAGGCGGGTGGAACGCCCGCGACTCATTGGCAAACATGGCCCCTACGGACGCCGTGACGTTAGAAAACTTTTTCCCCGGCGTAGCCAGCGTCAATTTGCGTGGTGGGTATAGCAAACACGCCACCGGCTTGCCGGGTCAAGTTGAAACGTTGATGACTTACAACGGCGCGGCAACCACGAAAATGTTTGCCGCTTCTGTAACGGGCTTTTATGACGTAACGTCCTCGGGCGCGGTAGGGTCTGCCGTGGTGTCGGGGCTGACCAATGCCAGATGGGAATACATCAACGTTGCTACGTCTGGCGGCAACTTCCTGTATGCCGTTAACGGCGTAGACAAGCCGCGTCTATACAACGGCTCTACATGGACGGCGATTGATGGTTCGTCTACCCCGTCAATTACGGGCGTTACAACGACGAATTTATCCAACATCAACCTTTTCAAAAACCGCGTATGGTTCATTGAAAAGGACACGCTAAAGGCGTGGTATTTGCCTACATCATCCGTAGGCGGCGCAGCGCAAACGCTAGACCTTTCATCCATTGCCAAGTTTGGCGGCTATCTAGTCGCAATGGGAACGTGGACGATTGACGCGGGCTACGGCGTGGACGACAACCTTGTGTTTGTCACCAACAAAGGCGAAGTAATCGTATATCGCGGCACAGACCCGTCTAGCGCCTCTACTTGGGAATTGATCGGCGTATGGGTACTCGGCGCTCCGGTGTCCAAGCGTTGCTTTATGAAATACGGCGGCGATTTGTTGTTGCTGACGCTGGATGGCTTGCTGCCGCTGGCGTCTGCTTTGCAGTCGTCTCGCCTTGATCCTAACGTCGCCTTGTCGGACAAAATCCAAGGCGCATTTGCGGCGGCAACGTCTACTTACCAAAACAACTTTGGTTGGGTAATGTTGTACAACGCTAAAAACAATGCGTTGATTGTGAACGTGCCGATTTCCGCTGGAAACCAAGAGCAATTTGTAATGAACAACATTACAAAAGCGTGGTGCAAGTTCACCGGGTGGGCGGCTAACTGTTTCACCATTTACCAAGATGACCCGTATTTTGGCGGCGATACATACGTTGCAAAAGCGTGGACTATTGGTAACAGTGGGTTTATTGACGATATCAACAACATCTCTGGCCGCGCCTTGCAAGCGTTTAACTACTTTGAATCGCGGGGGGTCAAGAAATACTTTACCCGCGCTCGCCCAAGCCTGTATTCCAACGGCACGCCGGGAATCAGCCTTTCAATCAACGTGGACTTTAACCAAGCCGACAGCACGGCTGCTATCGCATATTCGCCCCCTATTTTCTCGATTTGGGACACGGCGGTATGGGACTCGGCAACATGGGGAACGGGCGACGTTGTGCAGGCAAACTGGCAGGGTGTGACCGGGATCGGGTATTGCGGGGGCATTCAAATGAACACAACCTCCAAAAACCTATCCCTGCAATGGGCGTCAACGGATGTGGTGTATCAAACCGGATGGGCTGGAATATAACGTCAAGCCCCAGCGTGGGGCATTGGGTTATGGGCGAAATGGACGGGGCGTTTAACCCCGACCGATCCAGCGCCATCGGGTTGCTTCGGGACGGAAAAACCGTTGCCGGGGTGGTCTACGAGAACTTTAATGGCCGGTCGGTGGTGTGCCATATCTGCGTAAAGGGCCGAATGACCCCGGCTTATTTAGCGGCCATCTTTGACTACCCTTTTAACGTTTGTGACGTTCAGAAAGTTATTTGTCCCGTATCAAGCGGGAACGTGCGCGCACAGCGAGTTGTGCGTAAAATGGGTTTCACCGAGGAAGCGCGTCTTAAAGACGCCGACACCGACGGCGATATCGTGTTGTTAACCATGACACGCTCGGCGTGTCGCTTCTTGGAGCCTCGGTATGGGCAAAAAATCACCAGCACCCCCGCCAGCGCCTGATTACGCCGCCGCTGCACAAGCGCAGGGTGCGGCCAATCTAGACGCCGCTCGCCTCACGGCGCGAATCAGCAATCCCAACATCTCGACCCCATTAGGCGGTCAGCGTGTCACGTTCGGCAAAAGCACGTTTGACCAAGCCGGATACGACAAGGCGATGGCTGATTACCAGCAGAAACTGGCGCAGCAGAATGAACCGATTGAATACGGGTCAGACTCCGGCGGGAATGCAATTCGTTTGCCCCGGCCTAGCGGTGGTTCGTTGGTTGCTCCGACCAAAGAGCAATTTACAACTACGACCGACCAAGACACGCCGTTTATTGAGCAATACTTAACGCCGGAAGCGCAAAAGACGCTTGATGCGCAGCAGCGGGTAAGCCTTGCCCTTGCCGGACTCGGCGAACAGGGCATCGGCGTAGCCCGGGACGTTCTCGGCCAGCGGTTTAACCCCAATTTGCGTGACCTTTCCACCGAATTAGGCGGTTACGGGAAAGTCGCCCAAGGGCCGGATTTGATGGGCATGGGGCAGGCTGGCGCAAACGTCGGCGCAGAACAAATCATGTCCGGCGTCCGTGCGGGTCGAGTCAACCGTGGCCCAATGGAAGGGCAATATGGCTACGCACAGGGCGGCGTACAGGGGCCGGAGTTGCAGGGGCGACTAGACCTCAATGGCCTCCCGCAAGCCCCCATAGGGGCTGGTATGACGGCACAACAGGCCATCATGTCGCGCCTTGAGCCGCAGTTGCAGCGCAAGCGTGCGGCCCTTGAAACCCAGTTGGCTAACCAAGGCTTGGTGCGTGGTGGCGAGGCTTACAACGCCGCCATCCAAGAGGCGCAACAAGGCGAGAACGACCTTCGTACACAGGCTGCGTTGCAGGGCATTGGGCTAGATCAGTCTGCCCGGGCGCAAGCGTTTGGCGAACAGCAGGCGGCGGGGCAATTTGCCAACCAAGCCGCGCTTTCTGGATTTGGCGCAAACGTTCAAAACCAGCAGTTGTACAACCAAGCCGTGCAACAGAACTTGCAGCAAGGCTTGTCGGTGCAGGATGCCCAAAACCGCGCTTCGCAACAGTTGTTTGGGCAGCAGTTGGGGGCACAGGAAGCCGCCAACCAAGCCGCTCAACAGCGGTTCGGTCAACGCATGGACATTCAAGGCTTGTATAACCAAGCCCTTGGCCAGAACCAGAACGCCGCGCTTCAGCAGCAGGCGGCGGCTAACCAAGCGCAGGCGCAGCAGTTCAACCAAGCATTGCAGGCCGGCCAGTTTGGCAATACGGCGCTTCAGCAGTCGTTGGCGCAGCAGTTGGCGCTTCGTAACCAGCCGCTTAACGAAATCGGCGCGCTCATGTCGGGATCGCAAGTGCAGATGCCGCAATTCCAAGGCTATACGGGCGCAAACGTCGGAGCGGCCCCGGTCTTTGGTGCAGCGCAAGCGCAAGGCGATTTCGCGCAACGTAATTATCAAAACCAAGTTGCGGCATATAACGCAAAAATGGGCGGATTGTATAACTTGCT